AAACGACTTGAGATCAAAGCAAAGTATCCTAAACCTGTAGCGGGGGAATAAATGCCATATACTACGCTCAGTCTCGGACTGACACTGACAATACCTACAAGTGGAACCCGAAACTGGGCGAGTACGCTTTACTCCACTACTTGGACTAAGATCAGTAACCATGGTCACACTGGATCAGGTGATGGTAATAAGATGGTCACTGGATCTTACACGGATCTTTCTGTAACAACTGCAAAGATTGATAACAAAGCGGTTACGACTGGCAAGATTGCAGATAACACGATTGTAAAGCTAAACCTCTCTAAGAACCTGGCGCTCACTCAGGCAGCTACTCTTAGTCCAGCAGGCACCACTCAGACTGTCGATTGGAGTAACGGAAACTGGCAAAAGCTTTCCTTAGCATCTGCTTCAGGTAACGTGACTGTGACTTTGAGTAATCCAATTGAGGGTGCGCTCTATAAGTTGTTTGTTATCCAAGGTGCAGCTCCACTTGATGTGGTGTGGCCTGCGTCAGTAAAATGGCCACAGGGTCAGGCACCAATTCTGTCTACTGGTAATGGCGATATTGATATTGTTACAATGTATTATGATGGGACCAGTTACTTTGGTGATTGGGAACTAGATTACTCGTGAGGTGAGATATGACTGGAGCAGAAGGATTAATAGCAGCAGCAGCGCTTCAAGCTGGAGTATCTTTGTTGGGCGGTTTGTTAGGTCAATCTGCTGCAAAGGAACAGGCTAAGCGCCAACAAATTAGCTCTGCACTTCAGCAGCAAACTTCGATGGAACAAGCAGCCATTCAGCAAGCCGCTCAGTCTCAGCAAGGTGCTTTAGCTAATGTGATCGAAGCATATAAACAAAGCCTTTTGGGATAATATGGCAAAAGAAAAACCATTTCTCGGTTATAATCCTAAGAAGCATTCCAAGACGGGCGGAATGAGCGAGAAGGCTCGCGAAAGGTATAATCGTGAGCATGGTTCTGATTTGAAAGAGCCAGTAACCGAGAAAGATCCTAGCCCAGAACGTGCGGCCCGTCGGCGTAGCTTTTGTGCTCGAATGGCAGGGGTAAAAGGTCCAACAAGTAAAAATGGTGAGCTAACTCCAAAAGGAGCAGCGCTTAAACGCTGGAGGTGCTAAATGGGTGATCAAATAAATCAAAACATGGATATATCTGCACTAGCTAAACTAGTGTCTCAAATGCAAGAAGACCAACAAAAACTTAAAGATGCGCAACCGTCTGCTGGCGCTCAACTAGGTTCTGCTGGAATTCAAGCGGGTGCATCTTTAATTGGTGGACTCATGCAGCAAGCTGCTCAAAGAGAACTTCAAAAGAGAGAACTTGAGCAAAGAGGTATGCAACAAGCTCAGCAAGCTACTGGCGAATCAATGCTCAAAGCGCAGCAAGATCAACAAAATGCACTTAGTCGTTTAATGGCAAGCTATAGATCCGTAATCTAAGGAGAGATTTTATGATGGGCGAAATGGAAAAAGAAGGCATGGAAATTAACGCTAAAGACATGAAAGAAGTCAAAATGCTTCACGACAAGCTTATGATGCTTGCCGATAAGTATGAGATGTCTATGGAAGACCTTATTGAAAAATGCTGTGGTGACATGGAAGAAGAAGACATGGAAGAAGGCGAAGACATGGAAGAGAAAAAGCCTGTCATGGATCGCGCTAAGATTGCACTTATCATTGGAAAAATGAAACCAAAGGGTGAGTAATGAGATCACTTGATCAGCTAATTACTGCGAGTCGGAGAGCCACTGGGAATACTGATTTTACCAGTACAGCTGGCGTGCAAGATGAGGAATTCATTCAGGCGCTAAACGATGCGCAGGAAGAAATTCATTCCATCATCAACGTACTTTTTCCGACTATCTTGATGGCTGAAAAATATGTAGACGTTACGATCTCTCAAGAGACCTACAGCATTCCTTCAGATTGCTACATGGGTACTCGGATTGATAACATCTCATATTCTCCAAGTGGCTTAGACCAAGACTACTACATTATCCGTAAGGGTAGCCTTAAAGAGCGAATTGACGGTATCAATGGAAACCCATCATTCTATTTACGTCAGGGCTCTAACCTAATCATTCAACCCCCACCGCAAAATGGGGGCAAGCTTAGGATTGTATATCAAAAGGCTATCCCATACTTGGATATTAGACGCGGCACTGTCCAAGCTGTGACTCTTGGAACTAACACCATTACAAGCCTGACCCTTGATCCAGCCGGCCTTGATGCTTCTGCATTACTTGAGCAGAACTATATCACCATTGTTGATAAGTACGGCGCAGTCAAAATGAAAGATATTCCAGTTGATGCAATCGACACCGCTACAGGTGTGGTCACTGTATCACCTGGTTTCACTTTCCAGTCAGGTGAGACAATCGTGGTCGGTCAATATGCACTAAGAGGCAAGAACTCTAGCACCAACTCTTTGTTGCCTGATGTATGTGAAAAATACCTACTTGAATACTGCAACATGAGAATCTTTGTTCGAGACTCATCAACTGATCAAGCTGAAGTCGCAGCACTTATGGCTAAAATCGAAGGAACGCTTAAGCAAGCCTTCGCTGAGCCTGACAATGATCCAGACCGTATTCCTATCATTGATCCGTTCTATCTTGGATATGAACTGTAAGGAGACACCGTGGCGGTCAATTATCAATTCGTTAAAAGGTATGAAAACCTAGCAGGTGTTGACTACAAGTCGTCTGACTTGAAGTTTCCCGAGCAGTACGCGACCGCACTACGCAATATTCAATTTACTAACACTGGATCAATCGAGAAGCGTAAAGGCTATCAAGGATCTGTAGAAAGCCAGGGTGGTAGAGGCTTATTCACTTATAAGCGCTACAACGCTAGCACCGGCGCTGAAACCGTTGAAATGGTCGCAGTGGGAAGTAATGCATTCAAGCTTAAAGAAGGTACTTTAACGGTTACCTATAGTGGAAGCGCTTTAGTCTGCAATGCCTCTATTATTTACGACACAACAACGTCTGATTACAGATTCAAGCTAGTCGAAGGAACCACTGAGGTTCTGAACTATGATCTTGGAATAGGAATTGATGAGCTAGCGCCAGTGGATGTGACAACCCTTGCTGCTGCAATTGGAGCAACCGCTGGATTTACAGCCATTGCAACGGTAGGATCAATGCCTGCTGCGTTCTTAGATACGACAGTAGAGCATGATCTATTGGTAAGTGGTCTAGTTCTAAAGTTACGTTACTGGGATCAGATCAACGCACCACAGACACCATTCCCAGGGAACGCTACCTACGCAAACAGTGCAGACTTTGAGAATACAAGTGGCGTTCAGCTTTACAATATCCTTTACCTTTCAAACGGGTATGACTCTGTAAAGAAGTACGATGGTCAGAATATCTATAATGCTGGACTACCTACCCCTGCCAGTATCTCAGCAGCGACAGCAGCAGGTGGTTTGACTGGTACCTACACATATAAATTCACATATTTACAAAAAGATGCTCAAGGCAATGAGTATGAAAGCAATCCGATTACTTTAAGCCCAGCGATCTCGCCAGCAGCTCAAAGTATTGATGTTACCGTTGCAAACGTACTTGCTGCGAGTGGATACAATACAAACTGCGCAGTAGTTGACGGGGCTCAAACTACTGTAAATACAATAACAGTGGATAATGGATCTGGTGGAGCAAACACCATGAAGGTGGGCGACACAGCTTACTTTTTTGATTCTGTGAGCTCAGCTTATGTAGAAAGAACCATTACTGCTCGAAGCTCAACAACTATCACAGTCTCAGGTGCAGCAGTTACAGTAGCCAATAACGCTGTGATCTCTAACAATCTTAGAATCAAGCTTTATAGAAACAAAACTGGCGTAAACACAGTCTGGTATGAGCAGGGAGAATATCCAAACAATTCATTCGCATCCACTCAAGTAATTAACGATAATACTGCCGATGCATCACTTGGAGCGGTTTATATTGAACCAGCTACAGATAGAAGCCCGCCGCCTAAAGGTAAGTACATTTCCACATTCCAGGGCTTGCTAGTCACTGCTGGTAATCTGGATGAGGTCAATACCGTAAGTTTCAGTGATGTCGAAAGTCCTGAATACTTTCCGGTGCCAGATAATCAGATTATCGTAAACGATATTATCGGAGACCGTATTACTGGGATTGCACCTAGTAACGAGTTCTTCATTATATTCCAGTCTCAGGGCATCCATGTCCTATCGGGTGACTTCGTTGGTGGATCATTCAAGGTGGACCAAGTAGCCAATGACATTGGATGTGCAGCCCATGCCTCAATTCAGGACGTTCGAGGGGCTTTAATGTTTATGAGCCTTCAGGGGCCCAGATTACTTCAGGGTGGGCAAGTACCACGCGGTCTAGGACCTTATGAGCAGAACCCCTTTGTAAGCCGTATTGACCCAGTCTTTGATCAAGCTGGAGTCTCAAATACAGACATCATTTTTAAACTAAAAAGAGCAGTTAGCTTTCACGATAGAATTGATCAAAAATATATTCTTTTTATTCCCTGTGAGACCACAACTAGC